AAAAGTCAACTTAAGTTTTTTACAGATCAATTTGTACCATATTTAAAGAAGTATAATATTTCAACGATATTTTTTCTTGGTGATTTGTTTGAGAATCGAAGTACATTAAATGTGATGGTTAAAAATGCTGTTTTTCATCTTTTTAATGAATACCTAAAAGATTTTCAAATTTATCTTATAGTAGGAAATCATGACAGTTATCTTAACAATTCGTTGGATATTAATTCCCTCAAGTTTTTTAGTAAATTTTCAAATGTGACTGTTATAGAAAAAATGACGTTGATTGAAATGAATAATCGTAAAATAGTTTTAATTCCTTGGATTACCAACAATGCGGAGTTTATATCTCAGTTTTGCAATAATTCTTATGATGTATGTTTAGGTCATTTGTATATTCGTGGGTTTAATATGGGAAATAACATTGCTTGTAGTGATGGATTACCTGCAGATGTTTTTAGTAAATGTAACAAAGTATTTTCTGGTCATTTTCATACACGTGATAAACGAAATGTTGATAACACAGAAATTGTATATATAGGAGCGCCATATCAATTAACTCGATCAGATATTGGAGAAAATAAAGGGTTTACTATTTTGGACTTAGATACATTAAAGTATATATTTGTCAATAATAATCAATCTATTCAATTTAAAAAACTTGAATATCCAAATCCGTTTAATAAAGAAGAAATATCGGGAAACATTATTGATATATACATCGATGCATCTAAAAATTACAACGATTCAGATATAGAAATTTTTATTCACAATATTGAAGAAGCGGAACCAGCAACACCACCAAATATTTTTATTGTTAATAATCACATATTGGGAGGTGAGTTTGACATTAACAGTTACAACATGGGTTCGATGGAAACTCTTATGAAAGATTATATAACAACACTCAGTATTGAAAATAAAGATAAGGTATATGATTCATTAATTTTACTATATAAGGAAACCAAAAAGGAATTGAAAGAATAATTATGGGTGAGCCAACTACAAATTTACCAACATCAAATATTGAAGAATTTAGAAATCAACTTCTGAATCCGAATGTTGCATTTCAAAAACAACAGAGAAACGATATACTCAAAATTCAAAAAAGTCTTGTGATTGCATATACTAGCGATTCAACGGGTTGTGGTCATATTCGTAATGTATTTCCAATGACCTATCTAAATGCAATTTTTGGAAAGAGTGGACGATTTAATTTACTGTTAGCACCGACAATGCCTTTTATGCAACCCGATTTATTAGCACGTACACGAACCATATATTTTCAGAGATGGATGGCACCAGAACTCATTCCAATAGCAAAACGATATAAGGAGTTTCAATCTAAATTTAAATATAAGATGATATATGACATAGATGATTTTATCTGGAAAGGAACCGAATTAGGAGAATGTATACCCGAATATAATTTTGGAAATACTGGTATTACGGATGCAGTTCGAGCAGCATGTAATGAAATAATGTCTATGATGGATATTGTATGTGTTAGTACAGAATTTCTTAAAACATATATTCGAGACAAAATTGGTATTAAAAATGAAATACGAGTTGTTCCAAATGCGGTTGCTAGATATTTTTGGGGTCCAGAAATAAGACAACCAATAACTAAAAAAATTGAAAAACCAAGAGTATTGTATAGCGGATCACCAACACATTACCATAACGGAATTAAATTGCGTGGAGATTGGGATAATCAGTGGTGTGATTGGATTATTAAAAATGTAAAGGATAATAAGATTGAATTTATATGTATGGGTGGATTGCCATTCTTTTTTGAGGAATTGAAAGATAGAACAAATTTTAAAGTTATTGATTGGGTTAATAGTTATTTGTATCATCTTCCTATCAAAGAAGCAAAACCGGATTTTTCTATAGCTCCGTTAGTATATAATTATTTTAATATGGCAAAAAGCTCATTAAAATACACAGAAAGCTGTGCTATGGGAGCAGTGTTTATGGGTACAGTTTTTACAAATAATAAACCATCCCCTTATGATATATGTCCTATTAAAGTTCCAGATACAGCAACAGTTGAACATATTGACGATATTTTTTGGAAACTCACAGAACCAGAAATATACAATTCGCTTATTCAACAACAGTACACGTACCTAAATGATAGTGGATTGTGGCTTGAATCTCCTCAATTTATTAAACAATTGACAGATATCTTCTAATATGATCCTTGACATTTTCTCGGAATAATGGTATTTTCTCACTAATCGAGCCAATATTTAACTGAATGGTTTTTATGATTCCAAATATCAATGGTAGAATTTTATCATTATCCCACAACGATTGTGATGGAGTCCTCTGTCAAATTTTATTAAGTAAAGTATTTAAAAAAATAACATACCTCAACGTATCGTTTTATAAAATCGATGAAACAATTGCTAAACTCGATTTTAATCAATACGATACAACATTTATAACTGATTTACATCCCAGCTTACCACAGAGTATTATTAAACTTCAAGAACAGAAGAAAGGTAAATTAGTTTTAATTGATCATCACAATTCGTTTATTGGTTTACATGATCCAACAAATGGATTTATTGTCGTACCCGGAGTTTGTGGAGCAGTATTAGTAAGAAAATATCTCGAAAGAACCTATGGCGCTAATTTTAAACAATTTGATTCGTTATTATATCTGATTAATGATTATGATATTCACATAATGAAAAATCCTAAAACAAGATTATTGCATGAATTACTGTATGGTATCTATAATATCTCTCAATTTAGAACCGAATTTGCTGATGGTCGTACACAATTGAAACCCACCGAATTGGAATTTCTTAGGAAACGAAGAGATCAATTTAATGAACAGTGGGATAAACTTGATGTATTTGATTTAAAACTCTTCCGAGGATGTGTTATCGTTGTTGATGATTTTATAAATGAATTTTCTGACATGTTAATACATAAACATAATTATGAGTTAGTAGTGGTTCGACATTTACATAAAAATAGAGTAAGCATTCGTCATAATATTAAAGGATTCAATATAGGAACCCTTCTTAAAAAATATAATTGGGGTGGTGGTCATGAACAAGCTGCTGGTATGCGTATTTTAAGCGATATTGATTTTAAAGAAAAAGTTGATATTATCGAACAAGATGTTGCCAATTATCTGAAGGAACATTCTATTGTCTCAATTAGTGTGTGATTGTAAATTCCAAGAATGTCCAGTATATAAAAAATGTTGTTTTCTTCCAACCGAATATTTTCTGTTTGAAGATAAACTAAAGATATTGTTCATCGGTCAAGGTGGTGGTGCTACAGAGCGAATACAGAAGCGTCCATTTTGTGGAAGAGCAGGTGAATATTTACGAGAACTTATCATATATTGCATGAAACAAAATAAGAAAACAGTTGGTATTGCATTTTCCAATACAATCAGAGACAACCCAGATGGTAATCGAGTACCTTCCGAAACAGAATTAACTTGGTGTATGCGTCATCTTATTACAGACATTGTTAAACTCAAAGAATTTGGATTATCTGTTATTATACCTCTCGGAAACGCCGCAACATCGGTTTTTCTTAAAGGTCAAATGCAACCAATAACAAAATCACGCGGAAAATGTTATCAATATGTTGTTGATTCTCATACGTTCACAGTTATACCCACATATCATCCATCATATTTATTAAGACAGGCTCAAAATGTTAAACATTTTAATCCAACAACAATGACGCAATTTGATGAAAATGTGATTTCTGATGTAAGTATGGCTATAAGGATCGGGGAATAATATGTTTAAACGTTTATATTATAATATGAAGAAGAATGAAATGGAGTATTGGTATATTGATCATGGAAAAACAATTCATGAAACAGAAGAAATACATCATTCTTATTATATAGACGATCCAGAAAAGAAATCTACAATTACGGATATATATGGAACACCAGTAATTGAAAAATCAGCAAAATCATGGTTTGATGTTAAAGATATTCGAAACATGGTTAAGACATATGAAGTTGATATATCCCAAGAAATTAAATTTTTACATAATAAATGGGGTGATGATGTTTTAACTGTCGATATGAATCAGTTTCAGATAGGCACATTAGATATTGAAGTTCAAGCAGATAATAAATTTCCTTATCCCGAACAAGCCGAATTTCCGATTAATTTAATATCATTACATTTATCTAAGACTAACAAAGTTACAACATTTGGACTTAAGCCATATTCTGGAACGACTTCTCTTATTACAGATTATCGATATTTTGCTACTGAAAAAGAACTGTTGACATCGTTTATACTTTTTTTTAGGAAAGCGAGAATAGATATTTTGAGTGGATGGAACTTGAGATTGTTTGATGTACCATATATTATTAACAGGTGTAAAGTATTAAACTTAGAATCTAAAGAAATTAATGGAAGAGTACATCGTTTATCATTATCACCAGTTTATGAATATAGAGAACGTAGTCATCATGCAGGATATCACATTGAGGGTGGTGGATATGAGATTTGTGGATTATCAATTTTAGACGGACTGGATCTATACAAGAATTTTGAGAAAGAGAAACGAGAGTTCTATAATTTAAATTATATTGGTAAATTAGAAGTTGGTGAAGGAAAATTGGAGTTTGAAGGTTCGATTAATGATTTGTGGAAGCGGGATTGGAATAAATTTGTTGAGTATAATGTTCAAGATGTGTGGCTAACTAAGAAAATTAATGATACTAAAAAATATATTGATTTGGCGATTAATTTTTGTTATCAAACCCTTATACCATTTGAAAAGATTTTTTCAACACTCAATTTGGTAACTGGATACATTTTAAAAATTCTTCATCAAAATGGGATGGTATTACCTGATAGAAATAAAGAAGAAACTGAATTTCTACCGGGTGCGTATGTAATGGCAAAAGAGGGATTACATAAGTGGTGTATGAATTTCGATGTTGAGAGTATGTATCCATCAATGATTCGTACTTTTAATATTTCTCCTGAGACATTAGTATTGAATCCTAAAAACACTACTAATTTAATAAAAACTCCTGTAGATGGAGTTTATTATCGAAAAGATAAAGTTGGAATAATGGCACAAGTTGTTAATCATATATTCACAGAACGAAAACAATATAAGCTTCTTAAAAGTATATGTGATTTAAAAGAATCTGGGGTATCGACGGAAGAAATTGCCAAAAGGTTAGATAAACCAGTTACAAAAATTAAACAATTAATAAGTGGTATTATAGGTGAACATGGAACAAGCAAATATTATGACTCTCAACAATATGTTCGAAAGATTTTGAGTAATTCTCTCTTTGGTAATCTGGCCAATAAGCATTTTTCTCTTTATAGTTATCACAATGCTAAAGTTATAACTCAAGGTGGACAATCACTCATCAAGTTTATTGCCAAATCAACAAATGAATATTTCAAAAAATTTGTAAATGATATAGTCAAACAAACATTACCACAATTCTATAAATCGGATATTATTCTTGAGAAAGATGTTTGTGTATTAGTCGATACCGATAGCGAATATTTGTGTTTTGATGAACTGATAGATAAATTTGGTGTCACGTTTGCATCGAATAATGAGTTTCGAGACTGGTGTGAAAAACTTAACAAACAATTTTTAGCTCCATTTTTCGAAAAACTTATAGACTATTATTTTAAACATTTTAATACAAATGGAACCGTTAATTTTGTAAGAGAAAAAATAATTTCAAAAATGTTAATATTGGCAAAGAAAAAATATGTTATTGAATTAGTTGATAAAGAAGGAATATCATATGACCCGCCCGTTCTTAAATATACGGGTATCGAAATTGTCAGAACTGATACCCCAATGTTTTGTCGAAATAAATTGAAAGAAATTACAGCAGATATTCTTGGAACTGAAAATAAAGAATTCATATTGAGTAGACTACGACAGATTAAACAAGAATTTATGACTGCACCTATATCCGATATTTCATCACCAACAGGTATAGCAGGATATTCGGAATATGCACAAGATATCGAGTATTATAAAGAGAATGGATTGGTATATAAGAAAGGATGTCCTATACATGTTAGAGCCGCGATAAACTATAATTTTATCATTAATAAACATAATTTACCTCTAGTTCCAGTAACAAATGGAACAAAAATGAAGTTTGTATATCTCATTAAAAATACGAATGAACTTCAGCAAAATGTTATTGGGTTTATTGGAAAATGGCCAGAGGAATTTGATAAGTTATTTGTAGTTGATGCGGAATTACAATGGGAAAAATCCTTTCAATCTATTGTTCAACGATTCTTTGATGTATTAAAATGGGGAGAAATAACTATGGTAAAAACTGCACTAGATCAAATTATTTGTTGAATATAACTTGACATCAACGAAAATATATGTTATCTTCCAATCACTTCAACAATGGAGGAGCAGATGAATAGACACGAAATTGAAAAAATATTTGATTTTTATGTTAATATAATAAGTACAGATGATTCGTATTGGGCAAAAATTAATGAACTGCCACTTATTGAGCAACAACAAGAGTTAAAAGATGCTGTTATTAAGTGTAACGTTCTGAAAGATGATGTTAAACAGATATTGAATTGTATTGAAAATTTCGAAACTAATTTATTAGCAAGAGATAAAGAAACTAAAACTAAAATTCAAATGGTAGTTAATGATTATATTGTCAGGAATACAAAACTCCCTGCAACACATTCTCAATATGGATGTGATGATAAAGATCCAATTAATTTTGGAACGTGTGAGCGATGTACAGCACTTGTATTACATAAAAACGTGCAAATGCAAATGGCTATTGACATGTTATAACAGGAGGGTTTATGCCAAAGGATAACAGTTTATTTGCTAGAATCATGCGGGATAAAGGGTCGGATAAAAAGGATACAGTTAATCGACCGTTAGCAGAGTATGTAATTACTGAAGAAGATACCAAAGATGTGGAGTTTTATTCGTCGGGTGTTGTTGCATTAAATCTTCTTTTCTCAGGAAGAGTCGATGGTGCAATTCCACGTGGTAAAATGAGTATGATAAGTGCACCATCAATGTTAGGTAAATCTATTGTTTCTATGGCAATTACTCGTGGAGCACAAAATAAAAATCCAGATTTGAATATTGTTGTAATGGATACGGAGGGGGCATTTGATTTTGAAGTTGCTAAAAATGTTGGTATTAATACCGAATCTGAGAATCTTGTTGTTTATCATGAAAATAGTATAGAAGAAGTTAAAACCATTATTCTTAAAACCGTGGATGTTATTCCGATGGAGGAACGAAAAAATACTATTATTATTCTTGATAGTTGGGGAACTTTGGTTTCATCTAAATCTGTTTCTGATGGTCTTGAAGGTAAAGATGTTCGTGATATGACATTAGCACAAAAAAAGAATGAGTTGGCTAATCTTCTTATTCACACTAGATGTACTGTGTTTGTGGTTAATCATGTATATACCAATATTGGTGGATTTGGTGATTTGATGGCAGTTGGTGGAGGCTTGAAAGGAATTTTTAATTCGAGTTGTATTGTGTTAGCTATGAGTAGAAAGAAAGTAAAAGGTGAAGAAGATAATATATTAGGTCATATAATTACTGCGATGACTTATAAATCAAGATATTCAAAGGAAAAAACCGTATTAGAATTCATGCTCAGATATGCTGGGGGATTAAGTACATGGTATGGTTTATTAGAAGATGCTATTGCAGGTGGATATGTGCTTAAAGCTTCCGATGTGGCTGAAAAAGAAGAATCTAAAAATGGAAAGAAAAAGAAATCAGAACAATTAGCAGAAGTTAAGAAAAGGAAAAAACAAGGATATGTAAGGAAACATATCCCAAACGATCCGCCATTAAGAGAAGATAACTTATATACTGATGAATTTTGGGTTCCAATTTTTAAGGATACGGATTTTAAGAAATATCTTGAGGATAAATATCAATTCCGTCAGAAATTTGATATTAGTCAACAAACACCAGAAGTCCGTTCTATTGTAGGATGACATGACAGAAGATAAAAAATCGACAGTATTTTTTGAAAATGTTTTATTAAAACTCTTATTTATTAATGAAAAGGTAAGAGATAGGATAATACCGTTTTTATCTCCCCAACTTTTTGATAATAAATGTAATTCTAATATAGTAAAAGAAACTTTTGATTTTGAACAAAAGTTTAATAAATTTCCCAACTTCTCTGAAATAAAACTTGCTATTTCTGAACCATTAACATATGAACATTTAATAGAGATTATAAATTTAGATATAAGTGAATATAACAATGAATTTGTTTTGTCAGAATTAGAACAATTTATAAGAAACAAACTTGTTAATAATGTTATATTTGATGTAGCTGAAGGATTAAATGAAAGTGATTATAAGAAAATTACTGCTTGTGTTGATCGATTACGAGATGCAGTTATTTTTTCATTCGATACACAGATAGGCATCGACTTCTTTAATTCTGAAGCAATATTATTCGAATCTCTTCACAATAAAGATAAATTAGTCCCAACTGGAATAAAGCAGCTTGATCATGTTTTGTGTGGTGGATTTCATGAAAAATCTTTAACTATGTTTATGGGGGCAATATCTGTTGGTAAAACATTAGTATTATCATCATTAGCTGTGAACAACATTCTAAATAATAAGAATGTACTGTATATAACTCTTGAAATTTCTGATAAATTACTATCTCACCGAATGTTGGCAAATATGCTTGATACGCCGTTGAATATGTTACCGATGAAAGCCAAAGAAGAATTTCATGGAATGTTTGCAAACATAAGCAATCATATGGAAAATAGATTATTTGTTAAAGAATATCCTCCCAGAACAATAACTGCAAACCATATACGAAATTTACTTAAAGAATTATCAATAAAACAGAAATTTATTCCAGATGTTATTTATGTGGATTATATAGAACTGATGTTACCCATTCATAATAATCATGCTGAAACAACATTTACAGAAATTAAGCGAGTATCTGAGGAGTTGCGTGCAGTATCTGTTGAAACAGGTATTCCTGTGGTATCTGCAGTTCAAATAAATCGAGAAGCAATGAAAGCAGAACGAGTTTCACTTACCGATGTGAGTCAAAGTATTGGTATTGCAGCAACAGCGGATTTAATTGTTGGAATACATCAAACCGAAGCTATGAAAGCCATAAGTAAATATAATTGGTTAATTCTTAAAAACAGATTTGGAAAGCGCGGAGATTCTATTCCTATTGATGTTTCTCTTGAAAAAATGCGAGTTCAAGAAGTAGAAAAAGATGCCCCCACAGTTTCGTCTAAAGCCCAACCAAGAACAGTAATATCAGATCAAGAAAATGTTGATAATGTTTCTAAAGACGTAATGAATTTTATGTTAGATAATGTATCTGCTGAATTTGATGATCGTATGAAAGCAGGTATTGATGGTGTTGATTCGACTAATGCGAGTGGAGACAATGACGACAATAAATGAAAAAATAAAACTTGTTGATCATAATAATCTTCAACATCGTACCCAAGAAACAGAATTACTTAACAAAATTAATTGTTCAGAATTTATTAATTGGCTTAACCAAAACAAGTATGATAAAGACAAAATTCATCAATTGTTAGAAAATAAACATCCCACAAGTTTAGAACAATCAGACTTTAATAATTTACTTCGAAAAGCTAAAAAAGAATTAAAAATTGGAATATGTGAATGTATTTTATATATTGATGAATTATTGTTTATTCGAATGAAACGAATAGTTAATTTATTAGATGATGAGACAAAATGTATTCTTAAAAGAGAATTGCTGGAAAGATATAAAGTTGGTCGTCTTAATAAATCTATGCGTAAATTTGCATTAAAATATGATTAATTCTACAATGATGTTGTTTTCAGTCTACAATAATATTAAAACCTTGGTCAAGAAGCAAAAAGACGTTGATATTTTTGAATCGAGATATTATCACTTTAATAATGCACTTAGAAATCCACATGCTAGGAATTACCTTATCGATAAACTCAAAAAAGTATATAATGACATAGAAAATCATTATTATGGATATCGTGAATTTATTATATTCCTTCTATATCAGCACATATGGCAACAAACGGCTTCCATAACATCAGATATTACTAAACAAATACAAGAAACAATAAATCTTTTTACAGAAAAACAGCTTCGAAAAGACATGGATTTGATTGTAGCTGTCTTTCAAAAGCTGGATGTGCCAAATCCCAAAGAAAGGTTGTTTTTAATTGGAAAGAATGGGGGGGAATCACTACTATACAAACTTATAATGAGCAAACAGGTATCTCCAATGTTTTTTATACAATTTTATCGAGAGGTCTTGACATTTACAGAAAAAGATGATATTTTACCACGTAAGAGCAATGAGTATAAACGATTCGAATTTATAATGAAACACATCTATCAACATCTCAAGGAGGGTTTGCATGAATGCGCGTAAGTGGGATTGTGATTATTCGATAAGTATTAATAAGTTGAAAGAACAAAACACAGATCCAAGTAAGGATTTCAAAAAGAATTTTAAAGATGAACGGCTTTATATGCCACAATTGAAGGATGGTAAAGCCCAAGCCGAAATTAGATTTCTTCCACAAAAAGATCCAAAAGCTATTCCAATAGTCAAAACGTATCATCATGCATTTTCTGGTCCGGGTGGATGGTTCATTAATGAATGTCCTTGGACTATTAGGCAGAAATGTCCAGCATGTGAAGCCATTCAACCGATGTGGGATAGCGACAAAAAGCTGGCAGTACG